TCCAGTTAATTTATATATTCTATCTTCACAGAATATAATTAATTCATTTCTAAATACTTTTAATCCAACTACAGTAGAGTCAACTTTAAATGATCCTGCTCCACTACCTGTTGTAAAATTATCTTCTTCAAAAGGTACACTAAATATAACTTCTTGTGAATTAGTTGCACCAGCATAAAACATATGGTTTTGAAATGCTTTTACAAATTTAGGATTAGACGGGGCTGTACCACCACCTGTTGCATTTACAACATCAACTGCATAACTTGTATTAATTATTTGTGCAGCTGAATGTCCTGTTGCGATAACTAATTTATCAGTTCCATTAAAATTAAACTTTTCAAAATCATAAGCTCTAGTAGAAGTTCCAAGTCCTGTAGTTAAAGATGTCCAACTTCCAGATGTAGTTCCTCTATGTATATCACCACCCCTTGCTACAATAATTTGATCATTAAATATTATTGAACAATCTACAGTTAAACTAGAGTTACTAGATCCTTCAGGTATAATTGTACTATTATATCTAGCTGTACCACTAACACGTCTATACCCACCCTTAATATCGGGCTCAAAGTTTTGTAAGATTAATGCTTCACCTGGTTGCATAGAGAACACATCTTTGTTCAATGTTAAACCACCCGCACAACTTACAACAAATGGGGATATTAAATCTGTTGTTGGCATTGTTTATTAATTTACTCTTCCACCAATATTAGTAGCAATACTTTCTGCTATTGTATCACTTCTCATATAGTCATTTTTAGTTGCGTAATCTACTTTTAATAATCTTAATTTTCTTTGAAAATCTCTATCTGCTAATTGTGCATGCTGTGGATCTGATCTTAACATATATGTATAATATTTAGATCTGTCTACAATTAAAGATCGAAATCTATCAGGTAATGACATGTTATCTCCATGAGCTGATAAATCTGTATGTGTTGTATAATAATCATAACTTACTGTAAATTCATTTGTACTTGGTCTTGGACTAACACCAAATGCTGAATGATCTGGTAAAATATAAACTCTTAATGGTGTTCCATAACCACTGCTAGTATTAGTATCATCTGTTGGTTTAAATGATTGTAAAAAATTATCGTATGATATAAACGTTAATTTTCTAGCAGCTATATCACTTCTAGAAATTCTTATATAATCTACATCTAATTGTACACCATCTGATTCTACATATACATAAGATGTTTGTGCTGTAGCTGTAAATGTAGTATTTAATATAGCACCTTCTCTAAAATTAGTTACAGCTTGTGTTGTATTTAAATTCTGTGTTCCGCCTGCTGATGTTCCAACTCTAATAATTAATGCACTTGATGAGCTATTTGGACTTAAAACTCTAACTTGTATTTTATAAGTTTTATTTACTGTAGTATTAATGGCTTGATAAGCTGCTGCATCATTTAAATTTAATCTACCATTACCACTTGAAGTATAAGATGGTGATCCATCACCAGTTGTCCAACTTGTTATGTTCGATGTAAACTCACCATTAGTTACTAATTCTTTAGGTTTCATAGAAAATGAATCCATATCTGCTTTTCTAAAGTCAGCAGGAAAATTATATTCATTATCACCAATAGTTAAATCTTGTGTAGTTCTAGAATATAATAACGGTATTTCTCCTGTTTCATTATATATATCATGAATACTCTTATTAATAAAATCTTTTACTGCAGTTTGTATACCTCTACTAGAACTAAACGTACTAGAGGTTAACTCTGTTTCGTTTAATTCTCTAAGTACACTATTTGCTAGTATTAAGTAAGTTGTTGCCATTCTGTAATAATTCTAATATTTTGTTAAGTTTTTCTTCTTGATTATCAAGTCTTTTTTCTAATTCAATAACCCTCATAGTATTATCAACTGGACCTAAATGTATAATTCTTTGTCCTGTACTAGCTCTAGTTTTTTTTGTTAAATCGTAAGTTGTCATAAATCTCCTAAATATTACAAGGGGTAATATAATAAGGGGGACATATAGCCCCCCTTAAAATTATACAGATTACACTGCTGTGTCGTGTTGAGTGTCTGTATTTCTGTCGGTTTCGTCAATACCTGCTACATCACAAAGTACAGCGAATACTCGGATCTTACCTGCAGACGCAGCTGCGTCTAAGACTTTAATATCCAAAGTATCTGCACTTGCAATTATAGTTCTAGCTGTAGCCGTTGGTGCAGAAAACCCTGTAGCGTTTGTGTCGCCATCAGCGTATCTGTCAATGTCTCCACCTGTGATACCTAAGTCCATAGTAACTGAAGAAGATAGTGCTGTGACTACCTCGATTCCAGCTTCCATGATTAAAGTTTCAGCAGGGATGTCTAAGCACTGAATGATATCATTCTGTGCTGCACCGCTATCAGCATTAATTGCTGATACATCAATTGTATTTTCAACCATATAAGGTGTTCTACCATTAGACGGATGTCCAGTAGTCCCACCAGCACCTGTTACATTATAAGTTGCCATAGTTTTCTATAATCCTCCTAATTAACCTATTGTTATAACGCCTCTTTGGACTGCGTCACTTCTAAGGATTTTTCTTCCAAATACGTGTAGTCCTCTGACAACGTCAGCGAATGAATCAGGGTCTCTGATTAATTCTGTTTTTGCGATATGATTTACAGTTGCAACTCCTGACATGTGTCCGTATACATAAGCATACTCATTAGATCCAGCAGATCCAAAAGTATGAGATGCAGCACTTCCACCTGATACAGCAATAGCGTTTGATGAATACATATTAAAACCAAATAATGGTCTGTCTGTAACTTTACCATTTCTGATTTGTGATGCACCACCATCGTTCATTACTGATTGGTCAGATAGTTTTCCGCCTGCTTTTCTTAATTGTTCAAAGAATTCAGGTGGAGCAACTAGCCATCTATTATCTTCTGGCACATCATTTTTGTCCAAGTTTCTTTTCAGTGTTGATACTAAATTTGCTAAAGTATCTACAGCTGCGTCACCATCGATTGGTGAACCATCAGTTCCTGAACCAGTACCATCACTAGCATTGTCGTATATAAACTTCAATACATTGTAATCGTAGTTTTTCTTTAATGAATATGCACCTGAAGAGGTTGCAAGAGCTTCAAAGTTTACATGAGATTGTCTTTCTTCAATATCATCTACTTTAAAAGCAAAATAAGAACCTTGATCGACTGTCATAGTTATTTGATCATCAGCTAATATTTGTGTATCAACTGTTTGACCTCTAGCATAATCTCTGACTGTGATTGTAGGCTCTTTGATGATCTTTACTGTGTCACCAAAGTTTTCAATTTCTCCAGCGTAATCAGTGTTAGTTATATCTTCTACCACTGATGCTCTTCTGAAGAATTTTTGAACTTTCTGACTAAAGATCTGTGGAGTAAAATTACCTTGTGAAAGGTTATTATATCCAGTAGCATTTGTAAAAGCCATAATGCTTCTCCTTTATTGTTTAGTTAGATTGTTAACGTTGTTCAATCCTACCTTCTAAACGTGCAAGGTCAATGTCTTTCTCGTGCTTCTCAAATTCATGAGTTTTCAATTTAGAAATCTCACTAGTTGTCCAAATTTTCTTTTTAGGAATATCGGACTCAGTACTTTTTTTAGTTTTAGAAATTGCTTTAGCAGCTTCTTTTTTAATATCCTTTTCTTCTTTTTTAGTTAACTGGCTAATGCCTTGATCCATTTTATATAAATCAATTGCTCTAGCAGCTAATCTAGCATTAGATGTATTTTCATACAACCAACCTTGAATAGTAGGATCTTGATTTGCAGCCCAATTATGAAACTCATCTTTTGAACGAATATCACTAAAGTCAGGATGCAATTTTAAAAGTTCTACTTCTGCTTTTTCTTTTGCAATTTGTTCTTGCTGGAGTTGAAGATTTTTATATTTATCTTCAAGTTCTGCAGTTCGAGTAGTAGCTTTGTTCATAGCTATAGTCTCAACCATATCATAAACATCGGGGTACTCTTTTCTCCATGCCTCTAATTCATCTTTTGATTTAGGTGGCACAAATTGTTTAGTACTTGATTCTAATTGAGAACGCAAAGATCCAACTTCGTCCTTGTGTTTATTAATTGTAGAATCATAGTGTTTTTTAAGATCGTCATAACGTTTCTTAAAAACACGATCTTCAGCTTTTGCAGGGCGTTCAGCGATAGGAGTAGCCTGTGTTTCTGATTTTTCTGCAGTCTCTTCAGATGCATCGGTGTCCTTCTGTTCGGTTGCTGCTTCTGCTTCCTTTTCTCTTTGTTCCCTATGAAACTTTGTTAACTCACCTTTAGCAAAAGCCTCTGTTTCAGCATCGTCAGTATTCTTGATTTTGCTATAAGGATTTGCTTCTGGCATTTTAACTTTAGTTTCTTCAGAAACTTTTTTTTCTTCTTCCATTATTTTTACCTCTTAGGTTAAGTGCCTTATGGATAAGGGTAGCTTAAAACTTATGTAGTTTGTGGGCTAGTCATTATACCTTGACTAGGTGGCACGTTGTTGCTTTTTCCATCTTTTTGAACCATCTGTCTAAAACTTGACATAGATCCAAATCTCTCAATAATAATACTTCGAGGGATACTAACGGTGTTTTCACCTATTCCAAATTGTGGGAATATATCCTGTCCAAATACTTTACTAAGAACATTTTTAAAAGATGGTGTTAAATGAATGTTTAAGATTCGTTTATCATCATCTTTCAAATTTTCTAAATTAACTTTTGGTTGGTCTACTCTTTGTGGAGTAACTTTTTGTTCTACAGCTTTTTCTGTAGGCATTTTTAATGGTTTAAGAACAGCAGGTTTTTTATTCATTATACCTGTTGTTGTAAACGCTGTTTGTTGTGTTAAGGGTTGTCCTTTATAATCTACTGCCATAATTTACCTATTAAAATGGTGATGGTCCTGAATAACCTGGAGCATCTCCTGCTGTATCTCTATCACTTTGTGTTGTACTTGATGTATCATTACTTGAATAATTATCTCCTACTTGTACTCCTTGATCTACAGGTGTTGAAGTAAAGTTAGTTTCTTCATCTTCTGCATCAAATACTGTACCAGATCTAACATCTAAATATCCTTTCTCATCTCTGTAATTAGGTCCACCTCTGTAATCATTATATACATCATAATCTTGGTATGCATCATACTCATAATCTAAATTTTTCATGTAATCCTGATACTCTTGACTTGCATATGCATTATCCATTAACTTACTTATTTGTCTATCAGAATAATTTTCAACAAGTTTAGCACCTGTTCCTAATATTGCAGTCATTGGATTACTAGTTAATAACCCAAGTAAATTTGTTTTACTTCTTAGATCACCTGCTATTGCACTTCTTGTTGCATATTTTTCGTAATCAATCGCAGATTGTTTTCCTGTAAATTGTTTTAACCTAGACATTTTATCTTTATCCATTGCAGTTAATCTATCTCTATTTCTTGGATCTCCACTAAATGTATTTGGATCAGAATCATTTTCAGCAATATAAGTTTTTAAAATTTGTAATTGTGATTCTTCACTATAAGGATCTGATGATGAAGTAAATTCATAATCTGTTGAAACAGTTCTTGCTGGTTCATAAGCACCAATATTAAAATTACTTTTAATTACAGGTGTTGAACCTTTTACAGTATTTTTAACTAGTGATGGATTACCATCAGCATCGTAGCTTAAAGAATACTGTATTGCCATTAATCACCCTCTTTATGACGTTTGTTTGCCGTTGGTAGGTTTAGTATTTGGCGAAGCAAAACCAGCTTCCCCTGGCATCGGTATATTGCCGATTCCGATGTTGCCACCTCCATTTCCTGTTGGATCTGAGACTGAAGCTCCAGCAGGTACTTTTCCAACTGTCGCCATAGGGTCTTGTTCTCCAGCAGGGGCTGTATTACTTTGATTTCCATTTGCCATCCCCATTATTTGTGCATAGATAGCTGCTTTCTCTGGATCATTTATTAATTGATCAGGATCAATATCTAATGCTTTTGCTATTTCTTTTAAACATGTATGCCATTTAACAAACGGTGCTAACGCTGGGTTAGATGCTGTTTGCATAAATGTCATTAATCTTTGTGATCTAACTTCTTTCTGCATTAATGATGATGTACCTCTTGCTTTAATTTCAAGGTCACCTTTAATGTGTGGCATGTCTGCATTGAATTGCATATTCCAATGAAAGAAACTATCACCTAGGGGTTTAATTAAATAGTCATCAATATTTTTAATAACTGTTTTAATACTTAATGCTGCAGCACCCATTAGCATGGACATACCAGCCGCAGTTCTTGTAGTTGATTGTACTCCCGTTGTACCATGTGAATACGATGGTATACCAGTAGCTTCATCTGCTAATTGTCTAAATCTATCAAACATCATCATATTTTCCTGTGTACTATTAGGAAATTTAATTGCATTAATAGATGTTCCTGGTTGACCACTTTGTCTTCTAAATATTTTACCAGGAAAAATTTTCATATCTTGACCAGGTACTAATTGTGTTTCATCAACATCAAATACTAAATTACCTGATAAAGCTAAATTA